GTGATTGATGATTGGCAAGGACATAGATTTAGATTAATAGTAGAAACAGTCGGAGCATGTTGTTTCATAAGTGTCTATTTAATCATGGCGTGGTTTGGTGATAATACACCAATCTTTATTGTATTTTTATTCACGCTCTCGGGTGCTCTTTTACATTCTATAAATGCGTATCTACGAAAAAGTATTAACTTACTTTTGTTAAATATTATAGTAGTATGCATAACACTTTTTGGAATAGCTAAGATGTTTTTAGCGTAGGGGCAACGCTATGACTTTTCAGTATGAGTATGAAAAGTTTATTGACACTTATAGTACTGTAGAACAAAAAGATATATCGTTTATGATATGGTTGATAGAGAATCCAAAATCACCATTTCATCTACACGGTTCGGCATCTTTAAAAGATCATGATGCTATACATGTATTACTAGAATGCGGTCAGTCAAACGATGAAGAAGCATTTGTTATTGGTTTTACAATGGGTACTGACGACAGAATTAAACCATGGGAAGTAAAGATCTTTAAATTTATTTCACGCTTCTTATATCCAAAAAAGAATAGATTTACTAAAGCACAAATAGAAATATTTGATATTGGTTTTAAATATGGCAGTTCAAGAAATACTAATCGTATAGGCGAAGTTGACTGGACGAAGTATAATTTAGATGTTCCACTAAAAGAAATCCAATTAGGATTTGGAATTATGGACAACGAATTAAGTTACCTTAAGCGAGATATCAAATGAAACTATTATATCCGTTAGCTAAAAGATTTATAGCAGGACATAATGTAGAGTCTATGTTAAGTAATATTAGACAATACGATCTTGTTACGATTAATTATGTAGGCGAAAGTGCTACTGCACCTTGTATAGCTCAAGCTAACTTACAAAAATACTTGTATCTAATTTACAAGTTAAAGTCAGTATTGTTTAGAGAATACGAAATATCAATTAAATTAAGCCAATTTGGTAATGCACCATACTTATGGAAAGAGCCTGTAGAAACAATAATTGATGCAATAAAAGATACTCCAAAAATTAAAATTAAATTTGATATGGAAAAGGAATCAACTATTGACGATACATTAAAGTTTTCCCGTTGTTTTAATGATATAGGTATTGTATTACAAGCTAATATGCAACGTTCGGGTACTGATATGGAAAAGGCTATGGAGAGTTATACTAGAGTTAGACTTTGTAAAGGAGCATACAAAGGTGATATCAGAAACATGAAGGATATCAGAAAAAATTATCTAAATATAGTAGAAGATATTTTCAAAAGCGGATATTTTTATCATAAAGATTATAAGCAAGAACTTGTATCTTTAGGGACACACGATGAGTATCTTATTGAAAATATAAAGAAGTTGTCCCAACAATACGGTGGCAAACAAAAGTTCTATTTCGAAATGCTTTTTGGCATTAGAAGGGACTTAGCAAAAAGATTAATCGGCGAAGGATACTCAGTAAGAACTTATATACCATATGGTGCAGATTGGATACCTTATGTAATACGTAGATTATCGGAGTTTAAGAATCTTAAATTTGTTGGTGTAAATATTATAAAAGAACTTTTTTCAAGGTAAGTACAACATGACTAAAATTATTATATTTGGTGGCGGATCTATAGGTAATGCAGTATATCATCTTTTAAAAGATCGTACAGCATACAGCATTACAGTAGCTGACATACGTGGTTCTGTTACGGGTATCCCGTCAGAAGATTATGCACAAATAGATACTAGGCATCCTGGTACTAACAGTTGGACAATTGATAAATTAATAAAGGATAAAACATTAGTTATTAATGCATTACCATATACTGAAAATATGATTATATATAATGCATGTTTAAAAGCAAACATTCCATACTTTGATTTCTCAGAAGATTCAGAACTTAATGACTTTATCCATAATATTGATTTAGAAAAGCCATTACCATTTACGATGCCACATTGTGGATTAGCACCAGGTATGAGTACAGTTATTGCAAATGACTTAGCACACGATTATACAAAGGTAGATGAAGTTAAAATAAGAGTAGGAGCATTATCACAGAATGCTACTAACAAATTAAAGTATCACCTTTCTTGGAGTGCAGACGGATTAATAAATGAATACTGTGGTAATTGTAAAGTTATACGTGATGGGCAGTTAAATGAAGTGCCAACACTTACAGATTACGAAACATTGTTAATAGATGGTACAGAATACGAAGCATTTAATACAAGTGGTGGATTAGGATCATTTGTAGATACTGTTATTAACGATCCACGTTATTCAGAAGCAAATGTAAATTATAAAACTATTAGGCGGGTAGGACATCATGATTATATAGATTTTTTAATGAATGATTTAAAAATACCTAAGAAAGATTTAATTAATATTATTAAACATGGAGTGTCTAGTACAAAACAAGATTGTGTTATTATCTTTATTACAGTTAGTGGTATAGTTAATAGCAATCATACAGAACGCATATATAAGAAAATATTCTATCCTGAAAAGTTAAATGGTAGATTGTTTACAGCTATCGAGTTAACAACAGCGTCAGGACTACTTACAATGGTTGAACTATTTTTACAGAATAAACTTAGTGACTATGGTTACCATAAACAAGAGGAAGTTAAACTTTCAGAAGCAGTTAGTACAAAGTTTGGAAGTTTATATACGATGTAATGACAACATTTTGGAAAATAGGTATGGGAGCTTTTCTAGTAGGTGCAAGTATAGGAGCAGTTTGGTTCTATAGTATAAACATGGGGTGTGCTGAACTGGCGCCATTTCATGTTAGAGCAAAAATATTATTTGATTGTGCAATCGCAGGAGGATGCTGGAAATGGTAAATTTTAAATGTAGTAAATGTAACAAAAAAACTAAACACGAATTAACATCTGAAGGTTGGGCTGGAAGGCAATGGACTAAAGACTTTACTTGTACTACTTGTGGAGAATGTATTACCAAAGATTCCAAACCACCTCAGATACAAACACAATATTTTGTTTTATCAACAGAATACTAACCTAAGGAGGTTTCATGGCTTCAATAGTTATAGCGTTACTAGTTATAGGCAGTTGGTTATTACCTGATGGATCGTTTGATGATGGCCCATATGCATTCCATAGTAAACACGAAACAATAGAAGAGTGCGAATCTAAACAATGGAAAGATACAGTCTGTGCTTATCACAACGATGGTAAAGGTGCTATGCTTTACAAAAAACGTCATGGTGGTACCATACGTGTAGAAGTTGTGGGGACTGAAGAATAATGGAATGTTCATTAGATGATTCCCCATTTAAAAAATCATATATAGTTGAAGCAGTTCCAACACTATCTCGCGAGTTAGGAGAACAGATAATAGATTGGACTGAATCAACTGTAGGTTTTCATGTAGAGTCAATTGAAACAAAACGTGAAAAAATTTCCGATAATCATTGGAAAGTAGAAACAGGAACAGAATTAACAGTATCATTTAATACGTGCCATAACAACTTTCAAGAAGAAGAGAAGTTTATTAGTGGTGCGATACATGGCTATAATTTCTGTATGAAGAGGTGATTTACTTTCTTTTTCTCTATGCCGGAATTATACTCTGGATTATGTTCTTACCAAACCCTGTTATAAAATGGGTTGATAAGTGGGCTTGTAATAAGGAGGAGACCCCCCGTGAATGAGTATAGCGAAGTAACCCAATTACGAACACAAATTGCTATAATAGAATCTCAACTTGATCATCAAACTACATCTTTAAGACAACAAATAACATTATTACGCCAAATAAACAAAAATTTGGAAATGGATAATGATAGACAATCAATGCTAATAGCAAAGCTCAGTGAAGCTAGAGATAGCAAAACAATAATAGAAAAATTTGAAAAGGCTAATAAAAAGAAGAAACGACCTGATCCAATAGGAGGATTAGGCCCTACAGAAGATCTTCCGGGCTATGATGGCTAGGTAAATACTATGAAACTCTGGGTTATAAAATGTAGAGTGTATAACTTTATTTGGTATTGGTGCTATAAGTTTAAAAAACTTTTTAGGAGATAACATGAAAAATCGTACTATGATTTTTATAATGGTCTTTTTTTTCTTACTAGTGTTGTTTAATTTTATATCTGAATTGTAGGAAGTAAGTTGAATATGAAATTTAGGAACATGAGAGTAGCTTTATTACAAGGACTAGTAGTTCTGGTACCTACTTATTCTGTGGCTTTTTTTACAGAAAAGATGGTATATACAATACCTATGTTAGCGGCCGCTAGTTTTGTAGCCGCAAGCCTTAAGGGCGAAAACGTTGAACGTAAAGTAGAAGAAGACGGTCGTAAAGATGGCGGTCATGCTGTACACAAAGATGATGGAAGTTCGTAATGTTAATTACAGAGTTTACTAAACCAGCTGATAGAAAAGATATAGATTCTGCACTACAACCATTCCTAGACTTTATTAAAAGTGGGGAAGAAATTCCTATTAAACAAATACGCAATAAACTATATCGTGCATTACAGTCTATTGGTGTAGAAGAAATTGACATTACAAGATCTAAAAATGTAGATGTCGGTGACATGAATATGAATGGTGCATATGATCCGCACGATGACGAAGATGAATTTCCGCACTTTAGTCTTGAGTTAATATTTTCAGAAACAGACGAAACTATTGCATTTAGTAAAGAAGGTGTTGAAAATATTAAAGATAGATTAATAGATTTATTAGAACACGAAATGATACATAGAAATCAATATCGTGGTAGATCTTTTAAAAAGCAAAGAGAGTACAAACCAGCTAAAGGCATATCCAATAAATTAAAAAGAACTAGAGAATATTTAGGCAACGATGATGAAATAGAAGCCTTTGCAAAAAATATTTCTAGTGAGCTAATACGTAAAGTAGATAAAGACGGAGCTTTAAAGCTCCTTAGGATGGCAGGCAAAACTGCAAACTTTAAAGACGAAATGAATAATTTATTATCACCAAATTTATTTGGATACATGGCGGCTTTTGATTTTGATACTAGTCATCCTGTCTTAAAGAAGTTACTTAAAAAGATTTGGCTTTATATAGAGCATAGTGATGGCTAAACATTCTGCTAGATATATAATGAGACAACAAAAGAAGTTAGATAAAAAACTTCGTCGTAAACCTAAAAACATTAATGCTGACGGTGATACTACTATGATGCCTTTACATCAGACAATCACATTAGATCATCTTACTAAACCAAAAGTGGCTCCGGGGGAAGGATTCGAACCTTCACGCTCTCCCAAGCAGTAGATAAACAGTCTACCATGTCTACCAATTCCATCACCCCGGAACAAACTTATTGCTCTATACCATGCATGTTTGAAAAACTACGTTTAAAGTTTTTGCTTCCTACACGATATGTTGTTGCTCTACCTCTTTTAATACTTGGAGGAGTAATCTTCTTATATTCCTCAACAGCACGTATCATTCTAGTCATTCCAATTCCCCCTCCTACTCTAGGTTGAAAATCGTAACTTAAGAATTCATTTAGTTCTGCTTCTACTCGTTCCTTACCAAACTGTCCGTATAGCAAGTCAGCATACTGTCCGTCACTAATAGTGTGGAACATGTGCTTCATTTCTTCCGGATCGCTACTACGTTCAGCTGAGCCTATTGTTTCCTGTCCAGCTATAATAACATCGATCTTAGCCGCAGTTCCGTCACCGTTTTGTTTCATGTTCCAGAAAGGACTAGTATAGTTTGGAAAGTTCTTAATCATACACACACGATCTTTATACTTGTCGTACATTGATTCTTCATCTTTGTGTGTTAATTCTTTAGTATCAAAATCCTTAGCCCATTCCAAGTAGTCTTTAACTACAGGGTTTGAACCAAAGCCCATGTGTTCTGTAAGCTCTTTATTCATAATTTCAAGGTCTGCAACAGTTCCCGGAAATTCAAATTCAAACATTGGAAATATTAAATCATGGCGGCCTGGAACCGGGTTAGGTTCTTGTCTATAGGATGTTGAGACACAAAAAAAGCCCTTCGATGAAGGGCGTGTAAGCAGTTCGTATTCTAGCCACATCTGGCCTGTTTGCGGTAGCGGCCAAACATTGCCGGCATAGTTGTATGTACTTACTGTAGTTGGATCTTCACATGCGGCAAGTATGCTTAATCTATTTTGTGTATGGACTTCGTGAAAGCCTCGGTCCAAAAAAAACGACCTTAAAAGGCCGACGGTACTTGTATATTGTTCTGGATTTATTAACTGGGTCATTGCGTGGTGCTCCTTTTATTAAAGTTAAATGTTTCCGTTTCCGGTATATAGTTGAAGTTTAAAGTATCCCAATGATTGATTTTTTTAATACTTGTTTCCCAATGACAGCACCTTGTGGCATCCCAGTTAGGTATTCTGACTCTATAATCTTCTGTACTTCCTTCTAAAGCATCAGTCATGAGCTTTACAAGTTCTACGTCAGTATAGGTGTCAGTAATGGTGTGGGTTGGTGTTTTGTTGTGATTTTTAGTATTTTTATCAACTCTTAACATACTAAAAGTATATTTATCCAGACGGAAGAAAACCGGGAAATTAGTGATTGTCTACTAGATAAAAGTGATTTTGAGGCCTTGTTCGAACAAGCTCTAGTTCTTCTTTTGGCTCCACGCTCCTGGACCAGGTTCCATAGGATTTTCTATTCGTGTTAGTAAACTTTTACAATATGGAATTTTTAAAACGTTCCAGGCTGGAACTTTACACTTGTTTGCTTTAAGGTATGCTAGTTCTTCTGTTTCAGTCATGCAGGCTTTCTCGCCGTCTAATAACCTGTACCACTGGCAGTCTTTATCAGTGGCGGCACTTAACGCATGTTCGCCTAAAGTTTTATTTGTAGTAGTTGCAGAGACAATATCTGCTCCATTCAGTGCGACCCCTATTTGCCAGGGAATCATTGCACAGCCTTGGAGCAACAATAATGTCAATATGGTAAAACATGATTTCACGCTTAACGCTTTCAGTATGGACTGTATTTAGCTGATCTAATCTACCAAAGTTGTTCTTTACTCACAGCAAACATCATCATGTAAAACGGATCTACGCCTAAGTTAACAGAGGCATAAGGAGCATTATGTTCAAACTCAAATAAGTCACCTGCATTAAAAGGAGCAATCATCTGGTCTTCATATATAAAGATGTGTCCTGGTTCGTAGTTTGTTAAAGGCATCCAAAATCGTCTAGTTGACTCTGATAATGTTACTACTGGAAAACCGCCACTAGGCAGTATTTTTTTAATCCACCATTCCCAACTATGTGTTCCGAAATCAAATGGCGGTGATACGTTAAAGTTTGTATTATGTCGATCGTATAGTTCCCACGAAAGTCCTTCAAATGCAACATGCTCAACACCCTTAGGTCCATTTTGCTTTGTGCCTTGCTTTGCACTACAATAGTCGATCCATTCCGGATTAATCCACAGCCCGTGATTTGTTAAGAATTTCATAGTAACATTACTTATCTAACCAACCAGGCGAATCACTAGTTCTATTGGATTTCTGGCTTAATTGTTTAGCTTGTATAATTAACATCGGTCCAAGTTGCTTATGAGTATACCGATCAGTTGCTTTTAAAATCGATCTTTTAAATCCTACAGATAAATTTAGTGGTTGATTAGTAAGTAAACTTTTTACACACTTGTCAACTAGTATCGCATGGTTATCTCGTACCATATGATTGTATCTAGTATCAATACCTTGATAATACCATTCGTTACTATCTTTATTACTACAAAATTCTGCAGACGATACTGAGCTATTTAAATCACCTACTACTTCAATTAATCCTGTATAATCTACAGTTAATGGAAATCCAGGTATTACTAAAAGATTAAACCCTATTGTTTTTTGTATTTGTTTAAGCCATGCTAGTTGATGTTCAAACCTAAATAAATCTATATCATCTCGTTGAATATTTAATACATAGTTTTTTATAGAAGATGCTTCTTCTTTTGTAATTAGTTCGTCTAGGTTAGCAACTGAGTAATTACTATACTCAGGATATTTTTCTAGTAACCAATTTCTCTGAAGAGATGTAAGAATAACAATTACAGTATCATCTTTTGTAATATTACCTAATTGTTTGCGTAGTTGTAAAAGTATCCAGTCATTAGATACGCCATGTGCTGAACTATTATGTAGTGCATTAACATTTAACTTTTTACCAAGAGCACGTATCCATGTCCATTCTTCGTCAAAGTTTAGTGTAAAGCTGTCGCCAAACGCATATAAAGTACGCACATTATTAGTCCTCATTAGTTCCAAGATTATTTAAAAACTGTCTTAATTTTGTAGAATCAGTTTCAGCATGTATCTTCGGAGCCGCTATACCTTGTGTTGGATCATTGTTAACTTCGTTTGTTTCTGTAACTGTACTAGTTGTCTTTAGTCCTTGAAGTATTGGAGATGTTGCTACATTAGATTGATATGCTTCTTCTTCATCTAAGTCTGTAACACGTAAACTATCAATATCAAATCCTAAATCAATTTTACTTCCTATACCACTTGATGATCTAGTTTTCATTAATTGTATTTGATAACGCCCACGCTCACGCATAGCTCGACTTGTAAAGATACCTATAACATTATCTGCTGTTTGTATCTTACTTAATCCGCCTGCAATGTGTGAATGATCAAATTCTATTTCTTCAACACTTGCTCTGTTTAACTGTGATGCTGTTACAAATATACAACCAAGTTCCATTGCTAAGTTTCTTAGTTCTTCTGATACAAATTTATCTTTAACATATAAATCACTAGGTGACACTTTTCTACTTAGTGGCATTAACAGATCTAAATAATCTATTAACAATACATCTACTTTACGCTCTGTCTTAATTTCATATTCTTTAATAAAACTTCTAATATCGTTTGCATTCTTACCACTTGGCATATACTTAATTTGAAATGCACCAGCTTTCTTACCAACTAGTTTAACTTTCATTTCAACGCCATCTAAGTCTTTAAATATTTCTCTAGTTGGAGTTTCAGTTAACATACTGTCGATACGCATTGCAACTAATGGCTCTGAAAGCTCTAATGTAATATACACTACATTCAGTCCTTGAAGCACCCAGTTACAGCCCATGTTAGCTAAGAATAAAGATTTACCTGCACCAGACCCACCTGCAAATATATTCAGTTCACCTTTGTTAAATCCACCAAATAACTTTTTATCTAATGATTCCCATCCAGTACTTACTTGACCATTATTATCTTTTAACGATAATAGTCTAGCTCTAGGATCACCAAAGTAATCAATACCTATATCTTTTTGTAATCCAATTTGTACAGCTTGTTTTACTAAGTCCTCTACAGGACCATACTCACCTTTTTCTAATAGGTCAGCACTTTCAAGAATAGCTTTTTCTAAACTTTTGTGTCTACAAAATATTTCAAAGTCATTTAGTAACCAATCATAATGTGCTTCATGCATATCCTTAGACGGTTCTAATTTTATATCACACGAACTGTTTATAATATCTTGTGTTGGAAGTGTGTTATGTTCAGCAACAAAGTCTTGTAAGAATTGTGCAGTTGTTTGTAGTCTACGATCAAATAAAGCCGGATCAAATATACTTTGGCAACGTACAAATGTTTGTGCGTCACTTAACATTATTTCTAAATATGTTTTTTGTATATCGTAACCGTAATCTATATTTTGTTTAGTCATTTAATTATTATACCACATTTCAGGATGAAAGTCAATATGTTTTTTGCTCATTGCCAAAACTGCTCCTACACACGATCCTGGGTCGCCTGGGTTTGGCGGTATATAAACATTATCCCAATCGTTTCTTATTAAGTCAACTGCTTGTTTATTTAATGCACAACCTCCTGTAATAATAAGATTGCGGCTTGGTAAATGTTTTAAACACCATTTACTATTTGATTTCATTATTAATTCAAAAACAAATTGAGTTGCATTAGCAAGTCTTGCCATATCCATATCTGATTTTAATTCAGGCTTATACCAATCACACCCTTTATGCATATTAACTTTAAAGTCTACGCCTGGTATATCTCCATTTAATTTACCATCAATGAAAGTGCTTATCATATTGTTTACTAGTTCTAAATTTTCATGAGTAGCAATAGGAGCCCCTAACTCTGCAACTTTGTATTCATCTCTATTTGCTTTAAAGCCTAGTCGTTGTGTCATAGCAGAATAAAATAAACCAACACTATGTGGATACTTTTGTGAATAAACTTTCTTAAGTCTACAACCTCTACCTGCCCATATAGTAAGTGTTTCAAATTCACCTATACTATCTAAAACTAATATAGTTGCATCATTAAGTTTACTAGTATACCAGCCGTATGCGGCATGACTTTTGTGATGTTTTGCAAATTTAATGGGGCAAGTAATACCCCATTGTTTTAAATACTTTGGAATATTGTTTTCACGAAAAGAACTCCAACCTTGTCCTGCCCAAACTTGTCTAATACTTTTAAGGTGAGGAATTTCATACCATATAACTTCATCAGGTTCTCGCCACCCGCCGGCTTGTTTTGCGGCATTAACAAGTTCAGGATTTAAATGAGGATCGTTATCTACCTTAGAAAAGTCTTTAGCCAAGGCCGCCCATACTAGTTCTTTATCGTTAAAAACTGCTATACTGGCATCATGACTATTTCCAACAATTCCCCAAGTAATCATTATTTTCGTGACTCCTCAATTTTGTCAATTAATCCAAACTCCATTGCTTGTTCAGGAGTCATAAAATTATCTCGTTCCATTGCCGCATTAACTGTATCGATATCTTTATTACAATGTTTTACATACAATTCATTTAAACGTTTCTTTGTTTCCATAATATCTTTAACATGAATTTCCATGTCAGTTGCTTGTCCTCTAAATCCACCTGATGGTTGATGAATCATTATTTTACTATTAGGTAACGCAATACGTTTTCCTTTTGCTCCTGCCATTAATAGTAATGAACCGGCAGATGCCGCTTGTCCTATACAAACAGTAGATACTTCAGGTTTAATGTATTGCATTGTATCATAGATAGCCAATCCAGCACTTACTAATCCGCCAGGCGATTGGATATACATTGAGATCGTTTTATCTTTACTAACTGATTCTAAAAACAATAGTTGGGCACATACTGATGCCGCAACATGATCGTCGATCGGTCCTGTTAAAAAGATAATTCTATCTTTTAGTAATCTACTATAGATGTCGTAAGCACGTTCACCTTTTGCTGTAGATTCAACTACCATTGGTACTAAGTTTGACATATTTTTTATTCTCCTATGCTGTTGGTCCGTGTTCATCATACCATGATGCCATGCCTGGACCCATGCCTGAACAATCTCTTTTTACTGTTAATTCTACTGATACTGGTTTAGTTATTGTAGTTTCTATTGCTAATGGGGTGTTACAACTTTCGCATGTTGTAGTCCAATTAGGAATTAAATTTACTACCTGTGCCATATGTGGAGGCAAGTTTACTGCTTGATAATGTGTTCCTGATGCCCCTTCATGGCTTACAGGAACGTCAACTCGTTCTTGACATAACGAACAGTATATCATAATAATGTCGCTATGATACTTACGAGCAACTATTACTCCATCAATTACTTCTGCATCAGCCGGGTCAATAAAGTGTCCATCTAACATATCATTTCTCCTTTAAAATTTGATTCCTGTTTCTGTTGGTATTAAGGAACCATGGGTAATATTACCTACATTAAAACTCATACTAATTCTTTCAACATCACTTTTAAATGCATATACACTATGATTTAATTCTGCATGAAACAAAAGTATATCTCCTGTTTTGGGAACAATCTTATGTGTTCCATTTACTCCTAATACATTTGGACCATAATGGAATTCTATTTGTCCTGCACATGCCATATTGCTTTTGCTATGTTTTGCCTCTTCTGCAATTACTTCAGGTACATCAATATACAGTACAGAACTTAACATTCCTGTATGTGAATGTGTAGGATTAAATTCATTTGCCTGTTGAAAGTTAATCCAAGGTTCTGTGGAAAATGTATATCCAAATACCTTATCTGCTTCCTCTGAGTGGTGTGCATCATACTCAGCTCTATTAAGTAAGTGTGAAGCAAATCTCTCTGCTTCTGCTTCTGTATAAGTTTTTATGTGTGGCAACAGTTCATGATAAAATTCATTCTTTTGTATAGCCGAGCCTGTTGACCATAACACTTCTTTTTTAATATTACCAGCAAGGTTCTTTGAAAAATCTACACCTGATACTCTACTCTCTTCAGCAATTTCTTTTAAAATATCCATAAACTCTTCACGCATTGTTGAATGATAAATTGTAGGACCAAACGGTCTAATAAGTTTATAATCCATTGTTTAATATTACCTTTAAAATGCCTGAACCAAAAATAACCATAGCCGCAGTATTAATAAAAATTAATGCTCTATCATGCCATAGCATACCAACTACTAACCAACCTGTTACACCTGCAAAATGAAGTATTAAATTATAAGGTTCCATTTCCCCTACACTTGTTAATACCATTCCCCATAAAATAATAACACTTGAAATCCATTTAATATACCAACTAAGATCTCCTTTTGGTGTTATCTTTTTAAAAACACGTGATGAGTTTAATGCTTTAATCTTATCATTTAATTTTTCTTTATACTCTGTCATATATATTCTAATGTGTTGTTGGTTTAACAAATGGTGTTACATCCGATCGAGTCTCTAAGATGGTTTCAATTAAGCGTTCATATGCATCTTCTGTAAGTGCAGTTTTATATATCCGCATTGCTTGTGCCATCATTACTCCAGCACACTCGATCGGAGAAATATCTTCTTCTAAACATAATTTTTGTACTAACTTTTCTACACGCCTATACGCAAGTTCTGTACTATCTGTTTCTTTTTTAATCATTTCGGTACCTGCTCAAATGTTTCCATTAGTAATGGACCAAAGTTACTTATTGCCCAACCTAGTGCAATAAGAGTTGTAACTCCTACAACTAACCATTTCATTTTAAAATCATCTACAACCATTTTGATTCCTATAAGTTCGTTGCCTAATACTCTTAAAGAAATCTCCAGCTTACCATCGTCGTCTCCTGGCATCCTTGCTCCTTTCGTTTATTTGTATATGAATGGATCTTTTTTCTGTAATTCTTTAATCCGTTTTTTGAAACGTCGATTTTCTTTCCATGTTTTATATGGTGCACAAATCTTATTCCAAAGGGCTTTCAAACAAACCATTTTTTACTCCTTAACTTAATCTTTAATTCACTTTCTTCAGCATACGAAACAATAGTATGTAATGTAAACATTCTTCCATATTTTAGTATAGCATCATTTACATCTTTTACATCTGCTTCCCAATCAGGCATACTAACTGACCAGCCTAATTCCATTGCTTGTTCCATTAGTTTAACTCCAGCAGTATCTCTATCTGGGACTACTATTACTTGCTTATTTAAACTATTTAGAAGTAGTGCCTGTTGATCTCTGACTTCACTGCCCAAAAGTGCAACACCTTCAATGCCTATAGCGTCTACAGGCCCTTCTACAAGTATTACAAATAATCTTCTATAATCCTGAGCATCTAAATTAAACACATATCCTGGTTGTTGTTCAGACAAATATTTTGGATGACCTTTTGTAATTTTACGTGCAGTCCAACCAACTATTTTATCTTCATAATAAAAAGGAATTATTAAACGATCTCGATAACCTAATGAAGCCGACCAATGAAAATTATAATCCTCAGTATATAGCTGTCGTGACTTCATATACATTATAACTTTTTCTAATGCTTCAGGTACCTCTTTAAACTGTGAAATTGGTTTAGCGTCTTCAGGTAATGGAACTGTATTAAATACCGGTAATGTAACTATAGGATTAACTAAACCCTTTGCTTCGTTAAATTGTAATACCTGTAATGCAAGTGAAGTAATATTACTATCAGACACTCCTAGCCATTCTAGTAAGTTCTTCATCTTAGGAGAAAGTTTTCTACCTTGTTGCCAACTAGCTTTAAAGCCACAGTTGAAACAATGAAAACTAACACCGCCATCACCATTTGTTATTAATCCGCCACGTTGTCTTTTATCTTGTGATGTTCCATTATGATGACAACATGGTGCATTAAAACTTGTCCACCCACTAGGAGTAGTTTTCCGTTTTGCTGGTAAGTGCGAGTTTAATGTATCTAATACGAGGTTAGTCATACTAGTATTATAACGTAAAGTTAGAGGAAAGTCAACTAGTTTTTAACAAGTATTTTGTCAATTGTGCCCGAAACTTTATTTTCATATTTGGCTCGTATATAAGAGAATACACCGTTAAAGTTTACAAATTGGGGTTGTGTTGGTGACTGTAAAGTAGTTGAATAAATGTCGGCCCATACAGTTAATCCTGAAACATTATTTTCTAATGTACCTTGAATAGTTACTTTTCCTTCAAAATCTGTTGTATAGATTGCCGCTGTATGTAATGCTTCATTACCGTTTCTAGAAGCTTCTGCTGATACAGCCTCACTATTATAAATGCTACTATCATATGAATCTTCAGTAAATGTTTTTAATTCATATGTACTTGCTGGTCCTGGAAATGCTTCAGTGCTAACATGAATAGTACCGGTAGCTCTGTAATCACTATCACCGTATGTTAATACTTTAGTATTATCAGACGTTTTAACTAGGTATACATTATAGCTTAGATATTGTGATTTTAGATTTAATAGATCATTCTCTGTTACAGTTACAGTAAACTGGCCTTTTCTAGTTGGAGTAGATGTTTCAACAATAACTCCGTTGTGTTCTATCACAAGGCTTTTGTTTTCATCAAATGCTACAAACTTAGGAGTATACGTAGTTAAAATGCTTAGGGGTTTCTGGTCTGGATTCTTAATTTCAAAGGTAAGTACATTGTCTATTCCTTTGTATACTTGTAATTGTCTACGATACACTGGTCTATACTCCGTTATGTTATTAGCCAAATCAGCTGTGAGGATGGCTCGGTTGGTTGATAAATATCTAGGTATTAACTGCATGTTAATGTCACTTTATACATAATAGTATTTATTTAAGATAGAGAGTATGCTACTAAAAGACATAGAAACAAATTTCCCATTTTTAAGCGTTGTACAGTACGGTGGCGACGAATACATAGGGATCATTGCCAATCAAGATCAATATGTTACGTCGATCTACGTATATACTATGATTAAAGAAACACTAGAAAAAGAACACTTTATACGTATGGGTGAAGTATGGTGGTTTGAAAGCAATAGGACTATTCCTATAAGTATCTTTTTACCTAAAGAATTTGCTAGATTTAAACATGCTTTAGTAACTATGAATACTAAGGATGTTAAAGTAACAGTAGGTCCAATAGTGAATTTAGGTAATCTATCTATAAAAAGAGTCAAAAGAAAAAGTGTTCAACTTGTTCGTAAACCTAAATCATCATGATTTTAATTAAAGAAAATGAAGATAAATCTCGAGCTGTATATAAATTAGCTGATGGCCGTTATAGAAAGGTCTGGGCTGTAGCTGATCAACAGGCTCTAGATCATCATGTCGAACTTTTAAATAAATTTATGCCTCATTGGGTTATTGATAGTGGAATAACTACAGAAAGTATGTATATTGACACGTTACCTATTATAGGTAAAACAGCTGATACTGTCGAACATACACAAGAATTTATAGATAAAATTTATGAATTTTGTCTTGGTAACATTAATACAACTTATCCTTACGCCCACGGCGATTGGTCATTAAGTAACATTATCCTTACAGATGATGATGTAAGTATAGTTGATTGGGATAATGTAGCTGTCTCTGATCCAAAAGATGTAATAGCAAAATTACATAGTGATTTAACTTTAGCGTTTGGAGATAAGTTTAATTTACCTAATGAGTTTTATGTTCCTGCCGAAACACCAAACGAAGAATAATTTATTTGTATCTTTTAGGAGATAGTTTTTCTCTATAATGTTGAGGTGCAAATATAGAATTATGAATCCATTGTGTAAGTCTATTAATCTTACTTCGATGATCCCCTACAGCAGTTTCCATATTATATTCTTCACGCTTATACGGAATTATTTGGCATAAAGGCATACCTCGTTCGAACAGTATCTCCTCGTCCACTTTTGATTCAAAAAATGAATTTACATGTAGTTCATGATAAACATCAGTATCAATGCTACCAGTTAATACTTCTAAATGATCTTGTCTATGATAAAACGGAGCAATTATAAGACTGCTATATCCTTTAGGCGTTTTTAATTCCCAAGGGTTCATCCATTTAAATGACCCTTTCCATTGATCTTCTTTAAAAGGATAATTATCAATTTGTTCATGTGGATGATTATTGGCAGTAAACAATGGCCGACCATTTTGATGTAAGGACTGTGGAGTTTGATATTCTATAACTTCACCTACAGTTGCTTTTACTTTTGTAAGTTTATAGTCACACCATAATGGAATAATATAACCCATGTTAAGCATATCAAGTATTCCTGGACAACTTCTTACAGTAGCCCAAGCATGTTCATAGTCGTTTTTAGGTTTTTGTTGCTGAAACCATTCAGGCCAAAACTCACTAGCTGGAACTGGTGGCAGGGTTTCTTCTAATTCTTTAAATTGAGTAAAAAATAATATATCATTTGGTTTCATAGGTATTCCCATTTATTGTGACTATTAGCTTCATCTTCATCGGCTACCTTTAATGTTTTAAAGACTAATGTTATTCTAGGTTTTGATTTAAATGGACTTCCATAATGTTCCATTTCAGCTGGAAAAATTAGAAGTTTATTTTGCTTATAATGAATTTTTCTTTGGTATTGATCATTTTCAGGATCCGGTCTATAGAAAAATGCACCGTCTTCGTCGTCTGGAGTCATCATTAACATCACACTATGTCCAGCATTTTTTATTAGTTTAGAATCTACATGCCACATACCTTCCATTGTAGGATGTTGTATATTAAAATATATTCTGCTAAAGTTAATATCGTAATCAAAAAGTTTCCTAATTTTTTCACATATAAAGCCTATCATAACATCCGAAGGATGAAAGTCATGTGAGTACATTTTAGGGCCTTCTTTACGAGAACGTTCAACAAAGTAATGGGGCAATCGATTTAAAAATACATCACTTAGGTAAGAAGTTAATTCAGGATCTAACCAATCATCAATTTCTTTAACTTTAAAATCGTTACTCATGTTGCCATCCCATTCTTTAATTTACATTTATATACAACTGTTTTCCAATCACCATCTTGTGGCAAAGTTTCATGTTCAAATCTAGCTTCAGTACAGGTTAGATGATCATTAAATTGGTCGATCTCTTGACTAACGCACTGACCGTTAGTACCACATACTGTTAAAACTAGCAACCAAGTTAATGATAATGTCATTGTTTTAATTCCTCGCATATTAAATTCATCTGTACAGTAATTGCTACAGCATACGCAATTGCATGAGCTTTTTTAAAGTAGTACTCACCACTCTCTGGACGAGTCCATACAGTTTCACTAATCTCTGTCCAAGTCTTTCCTAATAGGTGCCTTTTCCCCGGGCGTATCATTGCTAGTATCATTGCTAGTTCTTCTACTGACTTTGGTTTCATCTTCTTTAGAATTGTGCTGTGTGCGCCTACGTGAAACAATTGCTTTACGAAGTCTTGATGCTCTAGAAGTTCCCATAATGGCTCCTTTTGTAGTAAGGTATTTAAATGATTTTCATCTTTGATAGCTTTATAAAGGCTTACATTAAGAAAGTCTAATTTGAAATATCCTCTAGAATCTGCAGATTTATGATCAACAGTTGACATGTTATCTACAGGATTATTTGGAATTTCCGTAAAGTAAACTCCTGTGTTATGCTTTTTATTTGAGTTTAATTTCGCAATACGATGTTTTAATTTACTTAAAATAATACTTCTGTCTGCAAAATCAATATCAATATCAGGCATTATAAATTACTTTCCCTTGCTACTTCTCTAACAAGTTCTACATCTGCAACATGTCTTTTAAAACGCATTGCCCAATGTTGTGGGTTTAATACATGAAATACTATTTGTAATTGTTCATCATTAAACTTACTTAACATTTCTTTCCCACTCTTTGTATTAAGTATTAACCATGGACTTATTTTACCATCTTTAATATCTTGACACGCTCTATTTAAACTAGCATAAGAAAAATAATGATTCCATTGAGCCTCTTTGTCAATACCCCAATCCATCATTGTTTTAATAGATCTTTCAAGTGCCGTTTCTACACTCTCTTTAAGTATTAATTCTAATGCATACTTTTCATATAGTTCTTCCCTACACCAGTGATCTAATTTAACTCCACTAGTAACTACATAGTCTACATACTTGTCAGGATATAAAGGTCGTACATTACTGACAAAACTGCCAAACTTGACAAAAGCATTATAGTAAGGACTCTCACAAAATTCTTCATACGTTTTTGTTCCTTTGTATTTCTGGCACAACTGATAGAATCTTATAAATGTAAGATGTCCTAATTGCACTCGCTTTTCATCTTTTTGAATATGTCGTCTTTTCTTTTCACACATATGAACAGCAAGAGTTTTTTCTCTTGTGTATCCTGTATTACAATACTTACAGACATATGGTTTAGAATTTGACATCTTTTTTCTCAAGCCCAAGGTCTTGGACATATTGTTTAAGTTCCGCTTTTGTAGATATTCTAGCAAGTAATTCTACCTCATCTTCTTTCATGTTAGGAAATATTGTTTCTAAAAACTTTGTTGCTGGAGTGGCTTTTGCTTTCTTTTGCCCAATCCATCCATGCCTACGTGATTCTCTTTTAGCATTATGAGTACCACATAATGTTAGCCATTGTAGCTTTGGATGTTTCGCAATAGCCATATAATTTTTGTTATAGTATTCGTTAGTTAACAAAACTGCTAACTCTTTTGCTTCACGAGTACCTTCAACAATACTTGCGTATCTGTTTAACAGCCAGAAAGATAACTCCTTCTTTTCTTCTTCGCTCCAATCGTCATACGCTGATTTTACATCACCGTCCATACAAGCGAAGACTTCTGATAATGGTAACTTTCTTTTAGAACTCATGTTTATATTATACTTTCTTATTTGTTAGAAGTCAAGTATTTCTTTTTATACCATTTTGCAAATTCAGGATCTTCGTCAAATTCTACAACAACTTGTCTTGCAGATAATTGGTCGGAACGAATACAATCAGCTAACTCTTGATATTCGTCTTTGTACATCATAAATTTTAAAGATACCTGGACATCACGTTTTTTCATTTAACTATCCCTCTTAGCGAGCATTCCCGTTACACTTAACGGACCTTTTTCGTCAGTAACTTCCTCAGTTAATATATTGCCATAATTTGGCCATCCATATACATTAGGGTCTTCCCCCAGATATCTCCAACGTATTACTCCTGTATCAGGATTACGTTCATAGATTTTAGGTTGTTGGTCCTTCATATTTCCCAAACTCCTTTCTTAAGACGACATCGTTATTTTCATTAGATGTCCAGCCTTCGGGTTTTAAGCGCCAAGATTTTCTGTCCATTATATAATCACGACAACCTTGACACCATTGTTTATTATTTCTATCGTGAATTCGTACGTCAACTCTTTCAGTCCATGCACATAGTGGACATTTGTAGTGATATAAAGGCATTTATTTCTCCTCAACTTTTGTCCCTACAGTTCGTCTTACAATATCATTATGATCAAATTCAGCCCAATAAAGTTCAAAAGCTACTCCGTCGTTTATGCCTTCAAACTGATGTACTTTACCTGGTTTAACTACAGTAAAGTCTCCTGGGCCGAGAATAGTTTCATCTACTAATCCTTTTTGATCGTCAGTTTGCCAAACACGTACAATCATACTACCTTGTTCAACATAAAAGCCGTTAAACTTATATTGATGTTCGTGTTCCGAACATTTAAAGCCTGCTTTAAATTCAATACGGTGAAATTCTAATACACCGTTAGCATGTATTAATTCTGTACTTCCCCATACTTTACCAGCTTTTACTGTCATCTTTATTCTCCAAATTTAAATAACTTTTCTTGTACATGACAATCAATATTTACATATCTTCTAATTGTAGTTGGGTTATCTCTTGGTTCAACTCCATGTATACTATTAACTGTATTTAGAAAAGCTACCATTGTATTTTGCATATAAGGTACATGCCAAACTGCTTCAATATCTTCAGGTAATGCTTCTCGCCCGCCGCCTTGTCTACGCCATTGTCCTGATGTCTTCTTTTTATAAACGTTTAAGCCTCCGTCATCGCCTTTGTCCTCAAATTTTTTAAAGTAAAATAAAAATGCAAATAGTTCTCTAGCTTGATCAACATGAGGTGTTCTAATAGACTGATTATCAATAGCATTTATAACAAACTGCATTTCCATTTTCATAGCATCAATAGGACCCTTTTCATATCTAGGTTTTACATCAGCTCTAGCGTATTTGATACGTAACTTATCACCATAGTGTGTTTGTATTGCTCCACTAAGTACTTGTATAACTTCATCTTTAAAATATTTACTAGTATGATAGTCAGCAAATGCTTTCCACAAAGGAGTAATAGCTGAGTAGTCAAAATCCTTTTGTTGGTAACGTTTATCACCAAAGCCTCTAGTTTCTCCATTAAGCATAAGCTCTTCTGGGTACTGTTCTTCTAGTTCTTTATATAATCCCCACGGTAATACTTGTGGTATATGAATATGTGGAAACGGATCCATTTTAAGATGTTCCGGTTTAAAATTTTGTAATACACTTAAATTCATTTATATCTCGATTTTATTTCATCGCTTGAAATATTGTCATTATTATATAAATGTTGTTGTGGCGAACTAAACTTATTATTTTCTCGTTTTTGCATAACTGCAACAATCATTGGATCTCGTTCCCATGTATCTAAAGCAAAGTCGTGTCTGTATCCTTTATCACGAGATAACTTGCCGCCGAGCTTTTCAATACGACCGCCATTGCTTTCACCAATCCATAGTTGGCATAATTTATAATTGTTTTGTAATGCTAGGCACGGAAATAAATTAGGTTGAAAATTATAGAAGCCATGATCAACCCATCTATAAAAAGGCAATACGTGTACCATAAAGCCTTTGGGCTGACATAAGTCATGAGCATTCTTAAAGACCATATATTGATTGAAGACATGTTCTCCTGTCCCATTATTAGTTACTAAATCGAATTTTTCATTAAATCCGTAATGTTTACCTAAATCCATATTTAAATCTAGTGCAACTGCATCCTTATCAGTGTTTACATCTATAGCAAGATACTTTCTAAATCCTATATCATGATAAAATTCTTTTGTTGTAGAAAGATTTGGAGTACCTGTAATGCCAAGCCTGTTATAAATTTTTGAACGTGACTTATTATTTTTTAATCTTTGATTTCCAAGTTCAACTACTGACGGTGTACACTTTCCGTTACATGTAACTTCATCTAGGATAGTATCTATTGCATTAGTTATTAAATTTGTAAAAGACATTAAATGTAATTAACTCCTATATTGTGTGTTCTGTTGCCATCATAAATCAAATCTCATAGTAGCACGGGCTCCTGTAGTAACTTCTTCGTATATTGTACCTGCAGGAATATATAACAAGTCTCCTGAGTTTAACCAAGTTTCGCCAATGCCAGTTAATGCATATCCTACCTTACCAGGCCCACCAACAAGCAATACATCTGTCTTATTGCTGATAGGTCCATACGTTGGTGCATCTTTGGCAAACGAGACATACAAACATGTTATATTTTTAACTTCTTTTAATTGTTGTATTTCACTAATTGCAGTTTGTATAGAATTGGGATAATACTCAGAATGTAATATCATTGTTGGCAAATCGTCTGGATTAAGTTTCCCGTCGATAATTTCATTACCAAGATATTTAACAGTATCAGGCTCTTTTGTAGAATCCCATTCTATTTTATCTAGCACTTCATCCCAAATAATTTCTTTAGCTCTCTGAAATTGATCAGGTATTATTTTAGGCTCTTTAGGATTGTGTGCTTTTTTTTCAGGCATGGTCCTTCTCTATTACTACAACATATTTGTTATTAGGATGTACTACACCCTTTTTATCTGTTCTTGTTTTTTCTGCAAATTCATGATGTACAATTTTGCCATTAATATGTTTTTCTATTAATGGTTTCCACCAGCCTGGATTTTCAACAATAAGGTGTGCATTACGTCCGTCGGGTAAAAACTTTTTAGCAGGACTAGTTGCAATAATTAAAAATGCAATCTTTGTAAATAATTCATTCATGTGTTTTAATACATTCTCTAAAAATACAGGTTCGATATGCTCTAATACGTCTGTAGAGACAAGCATATCAAATGTTCCTTCGGGTCTAGTATTAAAATTAGAATTTCCTGGATCATACCCTTGAACAGTCATATCTGGATATGCTTCTTGTAATGCTAAAGTTACTCCACCTTTACCACACCCGTAATCAATAATACTTTTTGGACTATATTTTCTAATCCATTTTTCTGTTTGTTTTAGTCCTTTAGCATCACCAAATGAAGCTTTTTCATTATGCAGTTGAGCTAATTGTAATACATATTCTTCACTAATTGTCTTCATTTAGTCTTTCCTCCTGCTTCCGTATTGCTAGTATACGTTTTAAATACCCTCCCGATATGGAATGATTTACTCCACTATTTAATTGGTTTTGTTTTTCAGAACTTATAAGATGGCAGTGAATTTCTACAGGTTTATCAGACATTGGTACTAGTTGTAACCAAGGTAATCCAGCTGGAATTGTAAGTTCAGTATCGTGTGGAATAAAGATATTATTTAAACAAGCATGTTGGTACTTGTATTCTATAAGTCCTGGAACAGTCCAGTAAGATAAAGGATTATCATGATGCCAATCTGGTTTCATCCAAACCCATTGCACTCCTGTTTCTTCTACTAACGTCCACGGAGATGTAATTTTAACCTGAGCCAATCCTGGCTTATGATGTTCGAAATCACGTCTATCATGTTCTATCATTTGTATATAATCAGGTACTGCATGGAAAAACTTATTGCCACCATTATCTACTTTAGCATGAAGTTCACACCAAGCAGGAAATATAATTCCTTCTTTAAGGATGCCATTAATTGCAGGACAAGTTTTTAATGTTGCAACAGGCATGTTGTCATAGCCAGGCATATCTGTTTCTCTATGCTGTGGTAATTTTTTCCACCAGTCTGGCAGAAACTTTCTAGCTAACATAGGCTGGTAAGCATCATACTGATCTTTCCTATCAGTATATGCATTTACTACAATAGTATCTGTTTTCTGTTTTTTCCAAAACATATTATAGTAACACTCCATAATCAATCATTTCGCTTTGTCGACTAATGTCTTTAACAAAATAAGCACATAAAGGATCGTCCCCGTCTTCAATTGGTATTGCTAATAGTTGTCCGTTTTTCATTTTAGGAAAATACCATTTCACATCATTATAAAAATTAGTTATTTTTATTTTCCCCCAATTTAAAGTATAACTTGTCAAAGGGTTAAACAAGAATGCTTCGAATCCTCGATCATTTAAACTTGTTAACGGCAATACTTCTATATCCCCTGCACCTTCACTATCGCCAACAGCTAAACTCCAATCTACTGGCATTGTAATTTCTCTACCATCAATTTCTAATACCATTGCTGGAGAACTAAAACTTTCTAAAAATATTAGCGGTATAAAAAAGAAATCAGCTTCCTTAGGGTTTGAATTATCTAAAACAGCAAATCGTACATCGTCTTTTAATTCTTCCGGTAAGTTATTAAGATGGAATGTTTTGTTCTCTAGTGTTAATATTTTCATTTATTTTTCCTTTTAGCATTGGCTAATATTTCTGCTGGTGTCTTAGTCCCAGGGTCTAGTTTTGAAAGTCTGCAACTAAGGAGTTTCTTTTTACCTTTGCTAGTTACAATTACTGGCTGTCCATACTCGTCCAGTTCTATCGCTTTAATTTTAGTAGGCACGTTACGAAATCTTCCTACTGCAATTTCATCTCCTACTTTTACTTCTATTAAAAATGTTTTCATAATTAAGTCCAGTCAAGTTTCTCTATAGTAAAAGGATACTGAGCTTCTTTATAAAACTTCTTACGTTGTGTTAAATGTCGCTTTGCATACTTACATGTTGACGTAATATCCCATATTTGTACAAAGTCTTTATCTTCTGCCTTACGTACACCTCTGCCTATTGATTGTATTACCCTTACGAAAGACTTGCCCGGCTCAATAAGTACAAGATTAAATATTCTGGGAATATTAATACCGACACTAGCAACACCGTAAGTAGCAATAAGACACTTGTTAGTAGCTTCTTTAATTTCGTCATACTGTTCCTTTCTATCAGCTAATTTTACATCACCTTTAATAAAAACTGCGTCTGGTATTTGTTCTACTAATAATTCACCTGCCTTAATACGGTCTACAAGTATTAATGTATTGCCTGAGTCCTTAATAGAGCTCATCATTTTGCCTATATGTTCTATTCGTTCTTTATGTGTAACAAGATATTTTAATTCTTCTGCATAGCTATTATGTACTTGTGTATCTATTAGCTGTACTATATTAACATGACAGTTAGATAATACACCTTTATCTTGTAATTCTTTTGCACTTATCTTTCCTATTACAGGACCTATACTTGCTAGAATTGCCTGAAATTCAAAATCTTCTTTTGGTACAGTTCCAGTTAACCCCCATCTAAGTGGAGCATTTTTTAGATTTTGTGTTAATAATTTTTTTAATACATCGGCTTTAGCTTGATGTACTTCGTCAACAATTAATGTTTCTACGCCGTTTAAAAATTCTGCCAGTGTTACAACAGCATCATAATCTTTACTTTTCTTATCAAGTATATTCAAACTTTGCCAAGTACAAATTGTATGTGTTTTGCCAAGTTCTTTTCTATCACCAAAGTATACACCAACATCTAATCCACAGTTAATATAATCTTCTTCTGTTTGTGTAACTAAACTTTTATTAGGAACAATTACAAGTGTTCGACCAAACGGTTCACAAAGATGTGAAAGTGTTGCAGTAATAATTGTTTTACCAGCACCTGTGGCAACTTCTTGTAATGCTTGTGGAGTTTCTAAAAAGTTATTAATAACTTCAACTTGATAATCTCTTAATATAATTTTCTCGCCCTCTGCTATATGTCCTTTCGGCCAAGTTTTATGGGCCCAGTAGTTCTTATCAATTTTGTTAAATGTTAAATTATGCTTAATCCGATTGTCACTAATTTCTGCAACTTCTACTCCTGAGTCCACTAAAGTATTAACAATAATATCAAGATGGTTAACATACCCTGTGCCTCCTATACCAAAAAAGTTAATCTTACCATCCCAACGACCTAATTTATATTGCGGTAAGTATCTTGCATATGGTACTGCAAACTTTAATTTATTTGCAATCTTACGTCGGTATTCAACCGGAAGATTTTCAACCTTTACGTTAACTTCATCTTGAATTACTATGCGACAGCTTACCATTAAATTTTTTCTACCTTTCTGCCACTTATATCGCTAAATGGTGTTATGTCAGTATCATACTGCATGTATAAATCAGTACCTGAAATAAACCCATCTACTTTAGTATAATTTCTTTTACTACCTAAAGTAAATGCACACACAGGTCTCCACTGAGTTTTTATTAAAGGCTTAGGAACCTTATTACTATTAATATACACTATTTTTGTCTTATTGTCAACTATATTATTTAAGTGGTTCTCTCTGATGAAATGGTTAAATTCGTTTCCTTTTGGTGAGGGAAGTCTAAACATAACACTCATTTCTTCTGATGGTATAAAATTTGTAAATCGTCTATGCAGTTCAAATAATTGATCTTGTGCTTGTTTAGTGTCAATAACTATTAACAATGGATATCTATCTAACTCATGTATACTTGCTAATACTTGATCAAGACTCCATTTTAATTTATTAATACATATTACTGATTGCGACCTTTGTGTAACTTTTGCTGTAAGTTCTGAACAATGTTTAAAACTTTCTAGTACAGCATTCTCGTCAATGTATTCAAGACCATATAAGAATCTTCGATCATAATATTTCCAAAGATTAGTTTGACTTGGCTCTTCTTTAATAGAATTAACACAATGTTCTAATCCTTTAGTAGGCAGATTAGCTATTTTATAATTGTATATACCCGGAATATAATTTTGTTTATTAGCATCAAATTCTAATAGTTGGTTATATATGTCCATAATTGGTTGTTCTATATTAAACTTCTTTTCAAAACGTTTAGCTATAGTAACAAGTCGCATAACATACTTTTCTTCAAATGGAAAAAAATGTTGGTGCTTTTTGTAGAAATATTCTTTATCTACACTATTTTTTAAATCTTCAATATGTTTTAAAACTTTTTTATTAAAGGGAAATCTAATTACAAGCATTTTCATATCTTTATAATCTAAAAGTTTAATCCAATGCTCTTCATTAATTTTACGTAACGGATTACGTAAACGTCCAATACATGATTTCAAATCAATTTCATGTTTATCAAATTGATCTATGTAATAATCAACTAATAATTTTTGTACAAGTGTATATTGACGTTGCGTTAATTCTGTACCCCTAAATACTTGTTTAGCAATACTAAACATTATTTTATGGTTGTCTTCGTGTAGTTTAAAATTTTGGAGTTTAGAGAGTGTAGGGTCGTCATGGAATTTAAGTTGGCTTATTCCAGCAACTAATTCTAAGCAGTCTTCAACAGTAAGGGATTCTTTTCCGACACTTTTTCTAAACATAATATAGCTATTATACTAGATTAGAGAGAAGAAGTCAAGTGTTTATGTGGTAATCCTTGTGAAATTTCTTCAATTGTCCATTCAGTATATGCTAAATCATTAAGCCATTGTTGCCTGTCAGGCATTGTTGGATTATTAATAGTTTCTAATGAATGGTTTCCAACATCCCATGCTAAACTTTCAGGCCCTATAAAAACAGGTACGCCTCCAATAACTGCTTGGGTCGCCGGATTACTAGACCAATTTACTACTGCCCATGCATTATGGAACTCGAAGTTAAAGTCATCATATGTGTTTGGAATTTGCTGAGGTACTTCGTGTGTTACGTTTATAAAGTCTGTAAGAGCGGATTTATCTAGTGTTAATTTATTTCTAGGATGTGAACGAACAATTATAGGTCTTGCTGTATGATGTCTTATGGTTTCAATAGTAGCAAGAACCCAATCTTCCATTCTTGGCATATCACGCCACTGGTGACTTTTATTATGTTGCCCACATATAATTATATCTCTACCACTAGTGCGCCAAGGTTGTAACTTTAAATTGAATAAGTTTGCACGTTCAGGACCATGTTCTTTAGGACCAAAATTTGCTTCCCTATTGATTCCGTTGATTCCAACTTTCCATGTTGTACCTCGTTTGATACCACCGACTTCTAAAACTATTATCGGTTTATTCTGCTTCTGGCATATTTCCCATACGTCTTTGTTTGGAGCCATTCTCCCGTTCCACAGAATACTCCAAATAACAGATACGTCACAGTCATGATCGTTATACACAACATCGTGACCGGAAATACGACACCCACTAGCAAAATTATCAAACACAGGTCTACTATTTTTTGCGCCATAGTCTGTCCATAAGCTAAACTTCATTCCAATACTTCTCGTTTCTAGGCACTAGAAGATCTTTTTTTCTACTACTGCCTTCTGTTTTACGAACACCCTTCATATGATCAAGCCACGCTCCTAAAACAGAATTAATTAAAGGATGTCCGCCTCCTCCTGTCTTTGCTGTATTATTATAAATGTTTGCACTATAATCTAATACATTAGGATACTTTGCTTTCATTTGATTTAATATATGACCAAATACAAACGAATCATGCCATTCATCTAATTTAAAAATACCATCTTCAGCTTCTTCATAATAACGTTCGAATTCGTCTAAAAATTGTCTGCACATTCTATCTTTAATATTTAAACCATAAAATCCGCACTCGGGCCAGGTTTGTGATCCTATACCCCTGCCTACATAAGTTATCCATTTATCTCTTGGTAATAAATTTTTAATTTGTTCATAACTCCAAGTGCTATGGACAAAAGTATCAGCATCGATCCATACTATCCAAGTAGCTTCAGGATCTTGACATTCTTTAAATACAGAATAAACTTTGTTAGCAAATCTAATAGCATGCCATTTAAACTCTTTATGATGATCACGTGGACGTCTTTCAGGCCATGGACATTTGCCATTTGCTTTAGGTACATCTTTCCATTTTTCTTTAAATGCTGTTAGTTTTGTTAATTCTTTTTGATCTTTAATAGTAATTTGTTGAGGTCTAGGATTACTTGGTTGACAATCTTCAGCATAAACTATTAATGGAATATTATTATCAACACGCTCTGCAAAGCTATTAATAAATCTTTGACCGTACTCAACTAGTCCCGGTCTATGAAATGTAGTTACAAATTTAATGTCTGACATTTACCATCTCCAAGGCAACATACTAAGGCCTATTAAGTTTAATACAAATTCTACTACAACAACAAATACTAAACCACCACCTATTTGCCATGCCCACCATTTCCATCCTGTAAGGCTCCGCGACCATTGTGCAAGTTTACTGTTATGTGCTTTATCATATGCACCAGTTTTATTACCAATTTTTTCTGCCCAGTAATTACCATCTAATATATTCTTTAACATTATAAATGGCCACATTAGAATTTT